ATGTAGAAAAATTAGAACGTATTAAAGAGTTAGACAGTGCAACTAAAACTATTAAGTCAGGTCAAAGTAATTTTTACAAAACACCTGATCAAATTATGGGTAGAGTTATGGAAAATGCTAACGATAAATTTCAATATCTAGACTCATTAAAAAGAACACACCCAGGTAAATTTAAATTGTATCAAAAAGATATATCAGAAGAACCTTTCTTTGGTGTTGATATAGGACAGAATGATTTGTTTAGTGACTTATCTGATTTAAGTTTTCCTAAAGACAAAGGTGATTTACTACAGTTTCCTAAAAAAGAAAATCTAAGCAGTGACTTAAAAGTTTTATCAGGAAAAGATGCAGAAAATATATTAAATAAATTATTAAAAAAATCTGAAGAACTAAATAAAAAAACTGATCAAGAAACTGGTAAAAATATTACACAGTTAAAAGAAGGTCAAACAATAAAATTAGATGAGTTGCCAATAAGATTAATTAAAAACTTTGACACTGATTTTAGATTAAATGATTTGACAAACGAGGGTTATACAAAAGAACAAGCAGAAGTTTTAATCAAAGCAAAAAACATATTGAAAGCAGGTGAAGAAACAAATGCTAATGAAGCGTTGTTAAGGGTTAAAGAGGAAATGGCAGATCAACAAGGTATAGATGTAGATGAAGTAGATTTTGATTTTCAATTAGAAAATCCAGAACCTATTGATGACTTTGACATGGCAGAGGGAGGTAGAATAAATTTTCAAGGTGGTGGTGCTTCTTATAGTAAGAGTTCTAGTAAAAGTAAATCTAGTCAATCTAACTCTCCAGGCCACCCTGCTAATCAAGGAAAAAAATCATCTAGTAAAAGTAAATCTAGTCAATCTAACTCTCCAGGTCACCCTGCTAATCAAGGAAAAAAATCATCTACTAAAAAAACTACAACGGTTACAACAGGAGGAAAATCTCCTTTTACATACACTAAACCTAAAAACAAAATAGTAACTAAACTTAAAACAGCAAATACTGGAGGTAAAACACCTTATCAAAAATATGCTGATCATGCAAAATTTACTGAAAACATGAAAAATTATGGTAAATTAAAAAATTATCATCAACTTGGTGGTTATGATTTTATGAAAAGATTTGATGCAAACCCTACTTTAGCAAAAGCTTTAGGGTATGGTTATCAAGGTTTAAGTGAAGGTATTAAATCTTTAAATCCTTTTGATGATTATACTTTTATGGACGCTATGAAAAGAGCTAAACATGAAGGAGATTTAAATGCATTAGGTATTGAAGCATACAAAGATCCGGATAGTGCTATCGCTAAACAATATGATACATTATCTCCAAGTGGTTATGGTTATGATATAATGAAAGTTAAAAAATAATGAAATACATATACAACCCAATAACCGGAACACTTGATGATGTAGAAACACCTAATTTAGGTGAGAAGTATTTTGCTAGTGCCGAGACTGATGCGCTTAAAGATATGATGAATGAGCAGTTTGGTCCAGGGACCATTAAGTATGGTTCAGAAATACCTCAACCTGAAATGAAAACACCACAAGCTATATATGAATTTGGTCAACGTAACCCTGCAGCAAATGGCGGGATGATGAGACAGAATTTTGTTGTACCCGGATTAATTTTTGCACCGCAAGCTATAACAGCAATGGCTGCAATAACAGGTTTGGGTATTGAAGCGGTAAGAAGGTATGCACAAGCAAATCCAGATTTAGCTACAAATTTATTAGAAAACCTTAAAACTAATTCTGCTAATCTTAAAGATAATGTTTTAGCTTTTGTTGATGGTGTTCACGGAGAAAAATCAGAAGAAACAAAAAAAATAGAAGAAGCAGGACGAGTAGAAACATTTCCTATACAGGAAGATTATTCTGCTAGTTTTGGTGGTAAAGGAACTGAAATTCCAGAACAAACTAAACAAGAACCACCAGTTTCAGGCGGCATAATAGAATTTCCACCAAGCACAGGTGGAACTGAAATAATAGAACCAAAAAAAGGTGATAATATTTTTACATCCAAGAGTGCAGAAAAAACAACAACTACAGAATATGGTAAAAAAGCATTAGAAGAAATAGATTCTGAAACTCTAACAGATATTAATACAATAATTAAAGATTATAAAGATTCAAAAACTAGAAAGGCAGGTATTGTTACTACTATAGAAGGAGGTCGTAAGAGAGAAAGATTTAGACCTGCAAGCACACAACCTATAATGAATGAAGCAGACAAAGTAGAATTAATTGAATTAGTTATAAACAAGTATAAAGAAAAAGAAAACGAATTACCTTCTGCAACAGAACTAAAAGCCCTTTTACCTAGTTTAAATGTTTCTTCACTTGCCAAAAAAAATAAAATAGAATTAGGTAAGCGAACTGCTGATTATGATAGAAACGATCCTAAATACATCGAGACTCAAAGAGAAAATAAACAATTAAAAGCAAATGAAAATAATACGATTACAAATTTTGCAAATGAAAATTTTTTTCCAGACACTGTAGAATTAAAAGATGGTTCAACCGTAAATGCAAAAGAATTTTTTATAAATAATTTAGTAAAAAGAACTGAATTAGGTCCGTCTAGAATAGGAACATATGATACTACATTAAAGAACAAAGAATTAGCAAAGCTATTTAATACAAATATTAGAAAAATAGAAGAAGTAATTAAAAACATAAGAAATAGTCCAGACTTTCAAGCAGATTTTCCAGAACCAAGACCAGAAAATTATGCAAATGAACAAGCAGCTAAAACATTAAAAGATGCTAGAGAGTATGCAAAAAGTTTACCTAATGGTGAGTTACACGTACAAAATGTATTAATTCAAGAAAATAAAAGAATACCAAATTTAAACAATTTATTTAAAAATGAAACTTTAAAAATAACTGATTATCCTAAAATAGTAGAAGACTTAAATACAACGATGGATAAAAAAACAGGGATAATAGATAAAACAATTACAAAAACAGAAGAAGAATTAATTGACAGATCAAAAAAAGACAAAGGTATTTTTCAAGTTTTTCACAATGTTCCTAAAAGTAGTAAACAAAAAAATATTGAGTTTTTATCTAATAGATATATCTCTCTTTATAAAACAAATGCGGGTTTTGTAAAATCTGCAGAAGCTTATATTAAAAATCAAAAAGATAATGTTGACTATAAAGAAAGGGTAGAAGATTTTGATAATTATTTAAAAGAAAGAGGTCTTAGAATAAAAATAGATAATAAGTTTTACGGAATAGACTTTCAAGAAATGATAAATAGTGAAACTGGTGAATTTACAGGAATGAATAGAACTCTAGAATACTATGGTCTTCCTAAATTTGAAAATGGTGTTCCACTTAAAAAAATTAAAAAAGCAGCAGGAGGCGTGATCCCTGATCAAGAGATTATGAACTATGCAACAGGCGGAAGAGTTAACTTTCAAGATGGCACACCAAACCCGCAACTTGAAGGTGATGATTTTTTAAACGAACTAGAATTTAAATTTAATAACATTGATAATGTAACATTAGACGACACACCAATTACATTTGATGATAGTAAATCTAAAATTGCACAAGTTGCAGATTTAGCAAATCCAAAAAACATTCCATACTATGCTGACATGGCAGTTAGAGCAGGGTTAAGAGTTGGTGAGTTTGGTGCAAGAATAATTCCTGCAACAGGTAATTTAATTTCTGATTTAATACAAAAACCATTGTTTAAAGTTAAATCATCTTACGAAAAAGATAATATTGGTCAGATACTTGATTATGATGAAACACCAGAAAATAATAATGTAAAATTTGTAGGTGGACCTATATTTAAAAATTTTTTAAAAAACATAACACCAACATCAACAGAAAAACTAGTGGGCCTTGATACATTAATTAATGAAGAGAAAAAGAAAATGATAGAACGAGGTAGTTCATCATTACCTGTTAAGGTTGCAGAGACCGCTGCACTTGGTGGAGAGTTAATTGCACCTATATTTCCTGGTTTAAAATTATTAAGAGCTTATGCTAAATCAAAAAATCTACCTGTTAATGATGACACTAAACAATTACTAGAACAAGATGTTGATATGGTGTTAGAATCAAACGGTATGGATAGAAGACAGTTTTTACAAATGACCGGTGCTGGTGGTACTGTTATACTTGCTAAGATGTTAGGATTTGGAGATGAGTTTGCAACAGCAACTAAGGTTGCAGAAAAAGCTACAGCTGAAGCTGTATCAACATACCCTCCTCCATATTTTTTTAAACTTGTAGAAAAGATTAATTCTATGGGTGATGACATAACAAAAAAAGCTGCAACACAAGAAAGAGAAATTGTTAAATCATATAAGGATTATGAAATGACAGAAAATTTAGGAACAGGAGAGATTGTAATTAGAAAAAGAAACGAAGGATCTTTTTATGATCAAGATGGAATAATTTCTGATGAGTACATAGTTTATAAACCTGGTCAAGCAGATGAATTAACTAAAGGTAAAACACCTCCGGCTGAATACGATGAGTATACTGTAAGACCAGATAGTGATGGTAAATTAAGAGATTCTGAAGACGGATTAGACAGTATAGAAGAAATTTTAGAAGAAGTAGGTGACCCTGATTCTTTAACACTTAAAAGATGATAAAAAGGTTGACAAGAACTATACCTCCATTAAGAGGTCCTAACCCACAAGGGTTGAAAGTTCCCTTAAAACAAGTTAAAACGATCACAAAAGGAAAAATAAATGGCCGACATAGAAAAAGCCCTACCAAACATAAATAATGCAGTAGAAGTTGAAAGACCAGAATTAGAAGTTGACCTTGTAGATCAAGGCACAGATTCTGACATGCCTTTTGATGTTACGCCGTTAGATGATGGTGGTGTTGAACTAGATTTTGAACCAGGTATGGCAAAAATTCCTGGAACAGAAAACCATTTTGATAACCTTGCAGAATTATTACCCGATGACATTTTAGATCCTATTGGATCTGATATGCATTCTAACTATCAAGATTACAAATCATCAAGAAAAGATTGGGAAGATAGTTATATAAAAGGTTTAGATCTTTTAGGATTTAATTATCAAAACAGAGCAGAACCTTTTCAAGGAGCTAGTGGTGCAACCCACCCAGTGCTTGCAGAAGCTGTAACACAGTTTCAAGCAGGAGCTTACAAAGAATTATTGCCAGCTGAAGGACCGGTTAGAACACAAATATTAGGTACATCTGATCAACCAAAAGAACAGCAGTCACAAAGAGTAAAAGATTTTATGAACTATCAAATTATGGATGTCATGAAAGAGTATGAACCAGAGTTTGATCAAATGTTATTTCATTTACCTCTTGCAGGTTCAACATTTAAAAAAGTTTATTATGACGATTTATTGGGAAGAGCTGTATCAAAGTTTGTCCCAGCAGATGATTTAGTCGTTCCGTATTCTGCTACCTCATTAGAGGATGCGGAAGCGATTATTCATGTAATTAAAATTTCAGAAAACGCTTTACGTAAACAACAAGTAAATGGTTTTTATAGAGATGTAGAAATAACTAAACCATCTGAAACAGAAGACAAAGTTTCTAAAAAAGAAAGAGAGTTAGACGGAACTAAAAAAACAGGTAAAGTAGAAGACATGTACACTTTACTAGAGTGCCACGTTAATCTTGACATTGAAGGTTTTGAAGACATAGGTCAAGATGGACAACCAACCGGAATTAAACTTCCTTACATTGTAACAATCGATGAAGGATCAAGAGAAGTTTTATCTATTAAAAGAAATTTTGAACAAAACGATCTTAAAAAACAAAAGATTGAATACTTTGTTCATTTTAAATTTTTACCGGGTTTGGGGTTCTACGGTTTCGGTCTAATTCACATGATTGGTGGATTATCGCGTACGGCGACCTCTGCTTTAAGACAGCTCTTAGATGCGGGAACGTTATCTAATCTGCCAGCAGGTTTTAAACAAAGAGGGATAAGAATAAAAGATGAAGCACAACCAATACAACCTGGAGAGTTTAAAGATGTAGATGCTCCTGGTGGTAATTTAAGAGATGCTTTCTTTCCATTACCTTACAAAGAACCAAGTCCTACATTATTACAATTAATGGGTATTGTTGTACAAGCAGGTCAAAGATTTGCAGCTATTGCTGATATGCAAGTTGGAGATGGTAATCAAGGTGCTGCAGTTGGAACTACAGTTGCATTATTAGAACGTGGATCACGTGTTATGTCTGCAATACATAAAAGATTGTATTCTTCACTAAGACAAGAATTTAAAACATTAGCAAAAGTATTTAAAACATATTTACCACCAGAATATCCTTACGATGTTGTAGGTGGAGAGAGAAATATTAAACTAACAGATTTTGACGATAGAATAGATATTATTCCTGTAGCTGATCC